GTAGGTATTCTAGAGTTGGTAGAGTACGAAATTACCACAAGCGATGAAGATGACATCTTTAACATGGATGAGGTAGCCTAATGGATGGTTGGAAAGATACTTACACATTCACGCAGACTGATACTGATGGGCGAGTCACTATGAAGACTATCGGCGGTAACTGGGTTACACTTGATGACTTGGCTACAGCCTTCTCTGAGTTCCTTCAGGGTTCAGGGTACACCTATGTTGAGGATGTAGACATCATTACTAAGAGTGGCGATAAGTTTGGGAGTGATTAAAGGTTATGCCTAAAGTAACTTTCACAGTGTCCTACGAAGAAGAAGAGTTTGGCAGGGGGGAAACCTCTTGCTACTCTCGTGAAGTAGACGACTTGGACCCTTATGATTTCCTTTGGTTTCTGATTAAGTGCTCAGAGACTATGGGGTATGACTTTAAGGATTTACAAGCGTTTACTACAGATGGAAAAGTCTACAGAACGGAGCCTTAAATGGGACTAGAGCTTGATTGGGATATTGTAGATAAGATTACTCTTCAGTCTCTTGAGAACCACCATAAGATCAATAAAGAAATTCTTGATAACTATTACCACAATGGTAAGTGGCTGCATAGGGATGACCTTGAGGATACCTCTCTGATGATCTATCACCTTAAGGCAGTTATTGAATACTATGGAGGTTCTGTTGACAGTGGAAGCTAAACTTATTGCGGTTACTCAACCAGTAGTGGGGGTACCTGCAAGTAATGCTGAAGACCTTGTAGCCTTCTGTGCTCGTGTCTCTAGTGGTCGTGAGTATGAGGATCGTGGGAAAGACTATAAGGGCCTTCTCAAGTACTGTATCAAGAATAAGCATTGGTCCATCTTTGAGATGTCTAACGCTGTGGTAGAGGTTAAAGCACCAAGGGACATCTCTCGTCAGCTTCTTCGTCACCGTAGTTTTAGCTTTCAGGAGTTCTCTCAGCGATACTCTGATGAGATTGAGTTTTGTGAGCGTGAGTACCGACTTCAAGATGATACCAACAGGCAAAACTCTATAGATAACCTTACCCAAAAAGAAGCTCATTTGTGTCAGGACATGCAAGCTGGTGTGGTTGATGGTGTCAAGGTTGCCTATGAGGTTATGCGTGAAATGAATGTAGCTAAAGAGTGTTCTCGTGTTATCCTCCCTGAAGGTCTGACTATGAGTACTCTCTATGTGCAGGGTAGCCTTCGTTCTTGGCTGCACTACCTTGAAGTACGAGATGACATTGGGGTAACTCAGAAGGAGCACGTTATGTTGGCGCGGGAGATTCGTAAGGCTCTTGAACCTGCATTTCCTACAGTGTTAGGTATGACTAATGAAGCCTGAAACAATAGACAAATGTTTGGTTGATGGGGACATTGTAGCTTATCGGTCTGCTGCTGCTACTGAAGATAAACTTGTGGAGAACACATATGACTACATAGATGATGCAATGAACTACATCGCTCAAGAGACAGTCATCTTTCCTATGGGTAGTGCTTTCAAGGTTTATCTAACTGGTAAGAGCAACTTCAGGTTTACTATTGCTAAGAGCCACCCATATAAAGGTAATCGCTCTGGTAAACCTAAGCCCATCCATCTTACAGCAGCAAGGGACTACATCGTGAGAGAGTATAGTGCGGTTATTTCCCAAGGCTGTGAGGCTGATGACCTTATCGCTATGGAGGCAGTCAAGGGTGACCCTGAGGCTACAGTTATCGCTTCTATCGACAAGGACTTCAAGACTGTCCCTTGTTGGATGTTTAACTGGGTTAAGGGGACTTTTGAGTACTCTACTGAGTGGGACTCTAAGTTGTACTTCTATGAGCAGATACTTACAGGTGATAGTGCTGACAACATCAAAGGTCTTCACCGGGTAGGTCCAGTCAAGGCTAAGAAGATTCTTGAGGGTGCTACTACTGAGGAAGAGTTGTTTCAGAAGTGCCTAGATGCCTACGAGGGTGACTTGGGGCGAGTAGTAGAGAATGGTCAATTACTACACTTACAGAGGTATAAAGGTGAACTATGGGAGCCACCGACTAAAGGTGGTTTAGTCTAATGGGAACCCCCAAAAGGAGTGACTTCAAGTCAGGGCTAGAGTACAACATAGCTAAACAACTTGACAACTTAGGTATCGCTGTAGAGTATGAGACCCTAAAAGTGCCTTACCAGCGTAAGGTATCCACCTACAAACCTGACTTCCTGCTTCCTAACGGGATCATTATTGAAGGTAAGGGTAGGTTCAAGCCTGAAGATAGGGCAAAGCATCTACTGGTTAAAGAGCAACACCCTGAGTTAGATATTAGGTTTGTTTTCAGTAACTCGAACAGTAAGCTAAACAAGAACTCTAAGACAACTTATGCCTCTTGGTGTGAGAAACATGGGTTCCTATATTCTGATAAGGTGATACCAGAAAGTTGGATCAATGAGAAAGATTAACGCAATAGAAAAGGACTACTGGTGGGAGATTAAGACTTACCTTGAGAACCCCTCTAAGGAAGCCCTTGTGGACCTACTTGAGCAAGTCTATGAGGATGGTTACTGGGCGGGTTACTCCGAGGGCTGTGATGACTGACACTAACTCAAACAAACTATTAGTATGGCGAGTAGAGCAACTCTTTGGGCCTGATGACTTATCAGATGAAGCACTAGATGATGGTATTGAAGCTGTAGTTGTAGTTATGGTATCTGACCCTGAAGACCCTGAGAGTTATGGAGATATGGATATGTTCTTTGATAGTTTTAATGATGCTTACGATTTTAGTATTGCAGTGATGAACTCTATGGAACCGTTGGAGATTGAAGTATGACACAGATAACTTTTTGGGTAGTGATTGGTTTGGTCTGCCTAGTGGCTTGGGGTATTGGAGCTTGGTTGAGTGATGACTAAAGAAGAAAGTTTTGACAAGCTCTACGATGACTGGGTATCTTCTGGGTTTGATAAAAAGCTATCCCCATCAATAGACAGAGTTGACACATCAAAAGGATACACACTAGATAATATGAGGTGGCTTACCCACTCAGAAAACTCTAGTATAGGCGCAAAGAGTAGGATTAAAAATGGCTAAAGATATATTGTGCGTCCCGGATTGCCATGCTCATCCTGACTTCAACAATGATAGGGCAGACTGGTTGGGTAAATTCATCCTTGACCGTAAGCCTGATGTTGTGGTTAATATGGGTGACACCTTTGACATGCCCTCTTTGAGTAGCTACGACAAGGGTAAGGCTTCTTTTCATGGTGCATCTTATGAGCGGGATATTGAAGCTGGACTTGACTTCCTAGACCGTATGTGGCACCCAATTAAGAAGGCTAAAAAGAAACGTCCTTACAGTGTGTTCCTAGAGGGTAATCACTGTCACAGGCTTAAGAAGGTTCTTGAGTTTGATCCCCATCTAGCAGGAGACCGCTTTGGGGTTAGCTACAAAAACTACCAACTGGCGGATTACCATAATGAAGTTGTTTACTACGAAGGGCAAACACCGGGTATCTTCACCATTGAAGGCATTAGCTTTGCTCACTATCTTATCAGTGGTGTCATGGGTCGGCCTATTGGTGGTGAGCATCATGCAGCTTCTCTTATTGCCAAAACTCACTCCTCTTGTGTTGTTGCTCATACCCATACTGTTGATTGGGCTGTTCGCTGTACTGTTACTGATAAAACTGTTATGGGGCTTGTGGCGGGTGTATATCAAGACTATGACGCCAAGTGGGCAGGTAGTTGTAACGACTTGTGGTGGAGTGGTATTGTCTACCTACGAGGTGCAGAAGACGGAAGATATGATCCAGAGTTTATTAGCCTTGCGGCACTTCGAGGAGAATATGGACCATGAGTAAGAGGAGCAACTTCGAGAAAGTACCTCGTGATTGGTACCCCACAACTGATCCTAAAGCTATACCACCTAAGTTAGTGGAGTTTATTAGAGGTAAAAACTATGCAGAACCTTGTTACGGTAATGGTGACCTTGAAGACCTCTTGATGGATGTAGCTACATGCAAGTGGAGGAGCGACATTAGGGAAACTGTAGGCTCCTCTAAAGTAATGGATGCTCTGTGCCTATCAAAAGAAGATATTGCTAGGTGTCAGCTAATCGTTACTAATCCACCATTTTCTAGAGATGTACTCTTGCCTTTGTTGGATCACTTCATTAGCATTAAGCCTACTTGGTTGTTGCTACCAGCAGACTACATGCACAACCAGTACTTCAGTGACTACATGAAAAGGTGCTCTAGGGTGGTGTCTGTAGGTAGGGTCTGTTGGTTCCCTAAGGAGGGCAAGAGGGTGGCTTCTACAGATAATTTTATGTGGGCTTATTGGGAGAAAGATGCAAGTGAAACCAAAACGATTTTCTACGGAAGAGGCTGAAGAATTTAAAGCTAGGTTCTATTACGATGGTCATAACCTAAGGTTCAAAAAGAAGGTTAGAGGTAAAGAGGTTGGTGATCTAGTGGGTTCTCCTTGCTCAAGGGGTTATCGACAAGTTGCAGTTCTCGGAAGAAAACACCTCGTTCATCGGATTATTTACTTTATGCTTACGGCAGAGGAGCCACCTTGCGTTGACCATATAGATGGAAACCCTAGTAATAACTCTGAGAACAACCTTAGGGCAGCTACGAAGTCAGAAAACTGCTTCAACAAAAAGCACCACAAAGGTAAAGGTTACCGCAGGTATAGGAATGGTAAGTTTGAGGTGTATGCTTCTGAAGGTAATAAGTATAAATCACTAGGTTACTTCAATACAGAAGAGGAAGCAAAAGAGGCTAGGAAGAGGTATGAGCATGATAAATATGGAGATTTTTGCTGATTCTGCATGGTACTTCTGGGTTAAAGGTGCTACAACAGATACAAGGACGGAGTTTTATGGAAGATAGCTACACACCGGACAACTGGGTGGTCCTAAAGATTAACCTTCCAGATGACCCACACTATAGGGTGCTTGCAGGTTGGTCTGGGGGTTACCTTGATGGTGATAGTTGGAGACTTAACTCAGGTATCACCTCCCATGAGTTTGATGGGGACGATTGGTACTTCTATGGCTCTAGTGGTAGTTGTTATGAGTGCTATGTGGATAGTTACCGTATGAGTGGCAGCATGTCTCATGTCTATCAAAACCTAATCAATAAGTATGGTGAAGATGTAATTCAACTTGTAGAGGATCAAGAGTGGAACAAGAAGGGATGGGATTGGATCATAAAGCACGATACTACATAGATGTATGGGATGTGGATAACACTTGGGATGTATGGCAGGACAATGGTAAGTTGACTTTCCCTAGTCATATTGCTAACTGTGATACTCTCGGACAAGCTAAACTGGTAAGGGATGCACTTGAGTCATTCCCTAAGGAACTGGAGGATTATTTATAAATGATCACTAACGAAGATATCGAAGCGTTTTCTGACAGCTACGCTTACTGGACTGAACCTGAAGCACATTATGCTACACCAATGCAGATGGTAAAATACTTTAAGGAGTTCACTGGTCAAGAGGGTACTCCTGAACTGTATGAAGGGCTTATTGACGAAGAGTACGATGAGTGGAACTTTGAACTTAACCTCCAAAGTAGTGAGTTTTCCAAGCACTATGCTCAAAAGTATAACCCAGAGGCAGAACTTAAAGAACTCGCTGACTTGGTGTATGTGATTTTTGGTTATGCTTTGAGTAAGGGGTGGAACCTTGATGAAGCTCTCTACCGGGTACACGTCAATAACATCCTACGAGTAAAGCAACCTGATGGTACTGTTAAGCGGCGTGAAGATGGGAAGATTCTTAAAGTGGATAACCCACCTAAAGTACGACTAGAAGACCTTGTGTAGTTAAAAATGGTAATGACCTTTTCCAAAAGCTACTGAGACACAAGTATCTAACAGAATTGGCAACGATCTTTTACATGAGATAAGCCTTTGGAATTGACTAAAATACAACAGAAAAAAGAAAGAACAATATGAACTGGCTTAAGCGATATTGGTACTACCTAAAAACATGGCGTTATCATCGTCAAGTAATCAAAGAACTAAACCAACTAACTGATAAAGAACTAAACGATATTGGTATCAACCGAGGGGACATTGACCGTCTTGTTTGGTTGGAAGCTGACAAAACTGCACGTGGAGGTGCTGAATGAAATACAAATCTAACCTGAACCCTATGTTCCGAAGCAAGTTCTCGGAAGACATCTTTAACCACAAGTATAAGCATGAAGGTGCAGAGACATGGGGTGCCCTTGCTAAGACCCTTGTGGATGATGTCTGTAGTGTTGCTGGTGACCAAGGGATGTCTAAGGAAGACAAAGACCAGCTTATTACCTACATCCGAGATATGAAGTTTATCCCCGGTGGTCGTTACCTTTACTATGCAGGTCGTTCTAATAAGTTCTTCAACAACTGCTACCTACTTAAAGCAGAGGAAGACACTCGTGAGGATTGGGCTAACCTAAGTTGGAAAGCTGAAAGCTGCTTGATGACAGGGGGTGGCATTGGTGTAGACTACTCAGTGTACCGAGCAGAGGGTGAACCTATCCAACGTACAGGTGGGCAAGCCTCTGGACCCATCCCCAAGATGAATATGATTAACGAGATTGGTCGTAGGGTCATGCAAGGGGGTTCACGCCGAAGTGCTATCTACGCAAGCCTTAACTGGAAGCATGGAGATGTTCACAAGTTCCTTAAAGCTAAGGATTGGGCAGATATGCCTGTAGGTAGTACAGGTAAGACACTGTGGGATATTAAGCAAGAAGACTTCAACTTCCCTGCGCCACTGGATATGACTAACGTATCTGTGAACTATGACACTGAGTGGTTGCTTAACTATTGGAAGACTGGTGATTATGGGCAGGTATTCCGAGAGAACGTAAAGCAAGCTCTTAAGACAGCAGAGCCGGGGTTTGCCTTTAACTTCTTCGACAAGGAAGGTGAGACCCTGCGAAACGCCTGTACGGAGGTTACTTCTGCTGACGACTCTGATGTGTGCAACTTGGGTAGTTTGAACTTTGGTCGTATTAAAGATATTGAAGAACTGAAAGATGTTGTCCGTCTTGGTACTATGTTCCTTATCTGTGGTACCCTGAAAGCTGACTTGCCCTACGCTAAGGTTGGTCTTACCCGCGCTAAGAACCGTCGTCTTGGTTTGGGTATCATGGGTATGCACGAGTGGCTTATCAAGAAGGGTTATCGGTATGAAGTAACCCCAGAGCTTCATCAATGGTTGGGAGTGTACAAAGGTGTTAGTGATACTGTGTCTCGTGACTTTGCAGATCGGTTATCTATCAGTCGCCCTGTGGCTAACCGTGCTATTGCACCGACAGGGACTATCGGTATTCTTGCAGGCACTTCCACTGGTATTGAACCTATCTTTGCTGTGGCATACAAGCGGCGTTATCTTAAAGGGTCAAACCGTTGGCACTATCAGTACGTGGTAGACAGTGCTGCACAAGAGCTTATTGATCTTTACGGAGCCGACCCAGACAATATCGAAAGTGCCCTTGACCTTGCCGATGACTTTGAGCGCCGGATTAAGTTCCAAGCTGATGTTCAAGACTACGTAGACATGGCTATCAGTTCAACTATCAATCTACCTGCATGGGGGAGTAAGTCTAACAATGAAGGCACTGTTAATGATTTCGCAGGTACACTCGCCAAGTATGCCCACCGACTACGCGGCTTCACTTGTTACCCAGATGGCTCTCGTGGCGGCCAGCCTTTGACATCTGTACCATATAGTGAGGCTGTGGAGAAACTTGGAGAAGAGTTTGAGGAGCACATTGAAAGCCATGACATCTGTGACATTTCAGGTACTGGTGGCTCTTGTGGTATCTAAATGTTGATCTACGAAGCCTACAATAAAAACAACTTGACAACAAGCCCTGAGTAAGGCTATAAAAGACTCACCAACCCAAACACAAAGGAAAACACAATGAAATATACTATCGCACTTATTGCAACACTCTTCGCAACAACAGCTATTGCGGACAACAACGGTAACAATGGCAACTGCGTTTTTAAATGTAACGGTGGGCTTGGTGCCTTTGCTGGTACATCAGGCATGTCTTTCTCAGGAAACGTAGGTAACGGGGAAGCTACACAAGAGACCTTTGGTTCCGCTGGTCAGTTCTCTTCCCTGAAGTTTAAAGACAATAAAAATAACAAAGAGGTAACAGCAGAGGTGGAGGGTTTTACTAGTTCTGGTAGCCGGGGTACATTCTCCGGTAATGCAGGTAACTTTGGTGGTTCTGTGTCTAAGAATGAAGGCTTTGCTTTCGGTGGATTTGGTTCCTTTGGAGACTAACTAATGAGACTAGCCCTTCTGGCACTAGCTGTGATAATCCCAACTCTAACCTATGCAGGAGATATAGAAACAGAAGCACAATCTCAAAGTAATAGTGGCGTATACATAGGCGGTACAACTGTTGAACGAAATACTCCTAGTATGGGCAATAGTGTTACCAACAGCACAGCACCTTGTGTGGTAGGTAAAGGATTTGGTGTAGCTGTGCCGGGAGTGGGTATGTCTTCAAGTAATGGTCGTATTGATGGTAACTGCGAGACACTGCAGGAAGCTAAGGCACTACAGTCTCTTTTGGGCAATCGTGCGGCCATAGCACACTTGTGTAAGCATAACAAGGACATGCAAGCTACCTTGGTTGACCTTGGTGTGTGTCATGTGGTTAAGCGTAAGTGAAAACACCTTGTATTAAAGTCTGCAAGGTTCTTGACGGTAAGTGCTTGGGCTGTGGTCGTACCTTAGAACAGATACGGTTATGGTCCAAGTACACCGAAGAGGGAAGGGAAAGGATAATGAATGAGCTTCTACACAGTAATCAGTCGTAACAACTGTCAATATTGCACAATGGTGTTGGAGGATTTGTATGAAGCAGGGGAACGACCAATAATCCACCATGTAGATAAAGACCCTTCTATCAGAACACTAATGCTTATGGCTGGTCTTAAGACTGTACCTCAAGTGTTTACACCTGATGGTTATCACATTGGTGGGTATGCTGAGACAGTACAATGGCTACTAGATAAAGAGATGGATGACAGTGATGACCCATACTAAGGAAAACTAAAGTGGTACAACAGAAGCCTAAGCCAAAGACACGTCGAGAAACTACCAAACATGATGCTGGTAAGAAATCCTATGAGTTGCTACCTAAGACTGAAAACCAGAGGCTCTACATAGAAGCACTTAATGACAGTGACCAAGTTGTAGTTATGGGTCCAGCAGGAACAGGGAAGACCTATGTTGTAGCCACCTATGCAGCTAGTGAGTATAATCTAAAGAACATTGACAAGATCGTCATCACTAGACCTCATGTAGCTGTAGGTAAAGACATTGGGTTCCTTCCCGGTACACTAGAAGAGAAGTGTGCTCCTTGGGCTTTACCAGTCATTGACGTACTAGAGAAGCATCTAGGAAAGGGGGTTGTAGAAACTGGACTGAAGAATGGTAATATCGAAACTGTACCACTGGCACTCATCCGAGGGAGGTCTTTTGACAACACACTAATCATTATTGATGAAGCACAGAACTTAACAGTGGAAGAACTTAAGGCTCTAGTCACTCGTGTAGGGGAAGGCTCTAAGTTGGTAATCAATGGGGATGTACAACAGTCTGACCTTAAGCAAGGAGATGGGTTGACAAAGCTGGTACACCTTGTTAAGAAGTATACTATGCCAATCCCAGTAATTGAGTTTGGTGTAGACGACATCATAAGGAGTGACGTAACAGCTATGTGGGTAAAGTGCTTTCTCAAGGAGGGAATTTAATGGAAGTTTGTAAGTTTAAGAAGGGTGATAAGGTACGGGTTGTAAAGCCTGTGGTTATTTATGAGGGTTTTAAGGGGGAGGTTGGTATTGTCTCTACTGACCCTACACACCACCAGGACGGTGAATATACCTTTGAAATTGACCTTAATGGTTTCTCTCAGGTAGCGTTTGACCAAACAGATGTACTAGAGTTGGTTGAACCTAATGACAACGTAAACCACCAACTAACAGGAGGGCCTGCCAAGTATTATGACCTACCCTACAAAGAGTGGGAAACTACAAACGATATGGGTGAGTACCTTGCCAAAGAGCGGTGGGGTGCCTACAGCCTTCACTTCAAAGACCTACTGAAAGCTCTTGTGCGGTTTGGTGCTAAAGACGGGACTACTGTGCAGTACGATATTGAGAAGATGATTTACTCAGGTTGTCGTACTATGATTATGTTGTCAGGTAAGAAAGCCCTTAGGGAGTACCTCCAAAAGTTGCTTGATGACCCACAATTTAAGGAGTAATGAGAGATGAGACTTAAAACACTAGCACTATCGTTTATCATTGGACTACTTGTATTGTTTGTAGGTACAGCACTATTGGCTGATGAGATGGAGGACTGTAAGGGTTTTGCTGATGACTTTGTAGGGCCAGTTACAGATGCTCGTGATGCAGGTACACCACCAGAAGTGATCTTCCAGCAACTTGTTATGGCAGGGTTTAACCCTGAAGGTGCCTACAACCTAGTCCAGACTGTCTACCTACTACATAAGGATAGCACTAAGGAAGAGGTGCTAGCCAGCTTTATGAATTGGTGTGTAGGGGAGGGTGTATGATCTTAGACTTACTTGTGATTGCTGCCATACTAATCCTTTTGGTAGTTGATTACTTTACCTACAAACACCTTAAGGATTTAGTACACGCTCACAATAGCCTAATGCTTTACCATCATTATTTCCTACATTCTAAGTATGAAGACTATGGGGAAGAACCTGACGATTAGACAAAAAGAAACCCTCTCTAGCGTAATGCCGGAGAGGGTTTTTCTATGTTTTACGTCTGAAGATGTTTGCTAGAGATCGTCCCATCTCACCGGGACTTGGTAGTAGCCACCCTAGTATCAGCAAGAGTAAGACCCAAGGTGGTATCTCGTTAACTACTACGGTCTCTACCTTATCAGCAGAAACCTTATTCGTGTCGCTGGTCTGTTTGATGTCCCTTGCTTGGGGTCTCACTATAGTCTGATCCGTATTGTTGGTAGTCCCCACCGTCTGTGTATTCGTCTTCCCTACTTGGGTATTGGCTGCTATGTTGGGGCCTCCCCCCGTTAGAAGGTCCAGAGGACTTGAGCAACCCACCATTAGGGCTATACCAAGACATGCCAAAAGCCAGCGCAGAGAATGTGAATATGGGGAATACAACAACTTCAATCACCTCTACGGGTTTTGTTTCGACAAGGTAGACTAACCACACTAAAAGTAATGCAGCTATCTCTCTTTTGTAGGTCTTACTTTTCGTATTCATACAGGTCCACAGAAGTAAACTCTTTGTTTACCAACTTGCCCCCACAATCGTGCCTAGTCCTGAGACGGACAGTTTCATAAGGTTGACCATCAGTAAGCACCTCTATGTGGAGCACCTGTTCCCCCGGTGGTCTATCAAAGTCTTTAGGTAAACCATTAAGGTCTTTATACTGTAGGTATCTAGGAACCCCTGCCAACAACCCTTCAACTGCAAAACTAATCAACCTACAATCTTCACCCTTCTCAAAGGTGTACTTAATCTCTACCGTATCAGGCTTCACCTTAACAAACTCCTTCTCTACATTGTAGTAGGGTTCACTCGCTAAGAGGTTTGCAACAATAGGGCGGGCAGTCTCAACTAGGAGTGCGCCTAAGAGTAAAAAGGCAAAGGCAATAGATTTCTTATGCAACGAAAAACCCCCCAGATATAGCGAAACCGATTATAGCTAAGATAAGGGCACCAATGATTAGCCTTACAAGCCACTTAAGGGTATCTTCAATAGCCCCTAGCCTAGTCTCCACATTAGCTCTGTGCACCTCGTCAGCAGCCCCTTTAATCTCTAGTACTGTAAGCCTCCCTGAAAGGGCTTTTATATCTGCCTCAAGAGAACGTACCTTAGATAGAAGATTATCTCTCCATTCATCTGTAGTCATTAGGGATAAGCCTTTCTAGAAAGCTGGAAGCACGTTCCGCACTTAATCATAACCAAAACCTCTTGGAATCTCTAGGTGTGGGCCGTCTGCAAAACTACCAGTATAGGAATGGTTTAGCTCCTTAGCGTTGCCTTCCCAATCACGGAGGTCTTTTACAGCCCAGTTTCCACCCCATCTTAACGGAATATCCAACTCCTTGCAGGAGGTAATCATAGCATCAGCAATAGGATAGAAGTATTCCCAGTCCCAGTTAATAGGATAAGGTGCTAGGTCTACAGCATGTCCTGTAAGGTGCCTAGAGTTCATAGTAGTAGATGCACCCTTAGCTACAAGTTCACGCTGTCGGTTAATGTTACGAACTCCCTCAATAACACTAAAGTCTTGCTCAGTGATCTGGATAGCCCGTTTAACTACAGCAATCAAGTCAGGGTGTACTCCTGATAAGTTCTGCATACTGCGTTGAGAGAGTTTGTACATTATCTTATCCTTTACCTTAGTTCTGACCAGTAGCCGACAGTTCCAGTTCCGGTTATCCGATAGTAGTGTCCATTTGGAACAACAAACGAGATATTGGTTGCGTCTGTGTCTGCGTCAATTACAGCTAGGGTTACCCAAGTGCTACCATTTTGGGAGACCTGAACAGATTCCCCGTCAATCGAACCACTGTTCTGGATATTAACATATATTGGGTTTCCGGTTGTGTTTTGGTATGATGTACCCACAGACCTTGAGGCTTTGACATCTTGCCACGTCTGAGACTTGCCAACCCCGTTGTTATCTACATAAGCCTTAATGCTTTGTTGGGTAGCTACCGCAGTTGCACTATTTGAAGACAGTGTATCCTCATCAAGGAGTGCAGTTATTTGGGTGGAGCCTATATAGGGCAGAAATGTATTAGAACCTGTGTCAAATTTCCCTATAGACACCCAAGTTCCACTTAGGTTTAGTTTGAGTATGTTGTTTGTACTGTCATACCAGAACATATACCCGAACAATGTGCTTGGGGCAGAAGTTCCGCTAGAGTTAGTAGCCAGAGCCTCTAAGGCATTGTTTAAGTCAGTTCTGAAAAGAGGAGCCGTTTGGTTCCCTACATTAATATCGCTTTGTGCCATTAGTTGTATTCCACTATTGCTGAGAGAGAAGTGATAGCTGGTGTTACGTTATCAGAAGTAGACTTTAGAACAACTCTGAACCTAAAGGCTCTTCCATAGAACTCCCCTGCCCTGAATTGTTTGTATGCACTCCAAGTTGGGGTACCAGCAGGGTCATCCTCAGTGGTTGAGATGTAGAACAGAAGGTTTGTGTCTGCAAACTGTGCGCTCCCAGTAAAGTCATCAAACAGCCCCGGTAACTCATCAAACAGCCCCGGTAGGTCGTCAAACAGTCCAGCACTATTATCTATCCTCTGAACACCAGCGTCAACCCTAGCCCTAACTAACCTAGCTGTGCTGTCAGAAGTCTCTATGTAAGTAGAGAAGTCATAGGTAGCCTCAGAAGGGCCTGTAGAGGGGTTAGTTATCCTTAGTGTGGATGAGGTAACAGAGCATCCAGTTTTTGTACCGCTAAATGTAGTAGAATCTGTTTGAGTTAGAGTTGTTGTGTAGGAAGGAACCTCATTACTGGGTATAACTACAGTGTCTACATTTTCTGAGGATAGTCCTGTCTTGTCGTAAGCCTTAATAAGGTAAGTGCCTGACCTAGTGGGTAGAGACACAGAAGTGCCGGGACGTGGAACCTTATCTACAGCAGTTGTAGAGTTTGCCCAAGTTGCACCTGATGTAGCAATGGAGTGCCTAATCCTATAGTATGAAAGGTCTAAGTCTGTTATAGGTTCCCACTCCAAGGTAGTACTACCTGCATTAACCTCATAGAACAAACCAGAGACATCACTGGGAGGAATAGCTGAACCAGCCGTTGGGATAGACGCAGTTTCTACCCAAGTGCCCTTGTAGCCAAAGTTGTTGACAGGACGTGCTCTAAACTGGTAAGAACCGGGTTCTGGGTCAATCAACTCAAAGATACCAATCTGACCTGTGCCAAGATGCTTCCAGTCAGTTGCTCCGGTTGCTTTGTATTGAACTTCAACATAGTCTACAAAATCGGAATTACCTGTAGTAACTGCAATCTCAATAACGTCTGTGACCTTTTCCCTAATGATCCTGACTTCACTTACAATTTGATCTGATGGAATACTAACATTAGGGACAAAGTCATAACTTAAGAGGTCACTATCATTAGCAATAATGGCAGATTCCTCAGCCAACCAATCAAAGGCTTCTTCCGAAGTTTCCCTTAGAGTTAAGGTGATACGTAGGTCACCAGCTTCATCATTAGCACCAAAGCTCCAGCCAACAACCTCAAACTCTTTCTCAGTCCAACCATAACGATCAATAGTCAGAGCAACAATCTCACCAACCTCTACATCAAAAGCATTAAGCCCAAAGTCAGCACTAAAAGTCATTTGCTCACGACCACGAAAGAGAGTCAGTTTAGCGAGACGTTGTGCTGTAGCTGAACTTGTGGTAAAGGGTAAGTCTAGGTTCAAAGGTTGCTCTACACCACCATCTTGAGAGATGAAGGTAGTTCCCTTGAGTGGTGGGTAGTCAGCAGCGATAAAACCATTTTCTGCATCCGTAAACACCCCTTGGACAATGTTGAACTGGTCCCTAAGGTTAGTCCTTGTAGTCAGTGTGATAGGGGAACGGAGATCATCAAGAGTAAGAGTTTTAGTGGGGGCATTATACTCACCAACCTGCAACTTCCATTTACCAGCACCCCAGAAGAGAGTACCTGCACAGGCTGTAGTCATCTCTTGAAGGACATCACCATGAGATTGATCTGCCTTAACTACACCGTTAATAGTGTACCTGTCTTCAGTTCCGCCACCTGCTAGGGATACACTCTCATCACAAGTATTGGCAGCAGCAGAGAATACGGTGTCGTCTATCTCATCATCATCTAATCCGTAAGCACTTGTTAGGTAATCTCTTACGCAAAGGGCAGCATTATTAGAGTAAACTGTAGACGTAGTTCTCGGATCATACACCTTTTTACCCCTAACCTTAGCAGTAATTAGAGGTAGGCCATTAGCATAGACGCTTTGGTTATACACGTACTGTACGTAAAGATAAGCAACCCCATTCCCAACAAGGTTACCGATAGAGTTTGCTGTTACTGTACCCAAAGTGTTATTGAGGGTTGCGCTAGAGGAGTTAGCAAAGGTACTATTGATCGAAGTTTGGCTACCAGTGTGGTATAAGATACGCATCTCAGGGCCATCATCAGAGTCACCCCACTTAGAGGTAGTTACCCAACCAGCACCCTCACGACCATTAAAACTATACGCATCATTACTTAAAGTTAGAATCTCATCATTAGCATAGACATCAACAATTTCTTCTACTTCATGCCCAGCTAAAGTAATAATCTGATGAAGAACGTCATTACCATTGGTACTCTCAAGATAAGTAACTACACCACCCTTGCGTACTTCACCATAGATAAACTCTTGAGGTGCAGCAGCTTCACGAGCATTTACTAGAAGACTTTGCTTAGGTGTGGGTGGTGCAGGAGTTAGGGCAGCTACAGCCCAAGAGGTGACTAGAGATAAGCCTACAGATACAGCAGCTACAGCGAGACTATAAGCAGTAGTCCCCGCCACTAAGTTGGTAAAGACAGCACCTACAATAGCTTCAGCCCTTGGGGATCGTTCCCAAGAGTGTCTATTACGTAACACATTAAATGGTGTATCTTGCTTCATCCTGCTATCCAAGCCTTATCAATAGTTTCAATCGGGTGGTAGACAATCCCATCTTTAGCTACAAATGCAGCCTTAGTGCCTACAGAGATACCTAGAGCATTGCCTATAGCCCATCTACGAGCCTTACGAGTGGCAACTAGAGAACCTCTGGGCGGTAGGTAGTCAATACGTGTAAGACGCTGATCTACGGCTTCTGTGAAGGTTCTGTAGCCATACTCTTCTTGGAGTTCTTTCCTAGTAAGTGGCCTAACACCATCCATATACCTGCCAAGCCAATCGTCTGCCCATCCATACCCATACATCTCTCTCCAAGCGTTATTAGTGAATATCAAACAATCCTGTTGTCCCCACTTAAAGGGAGTATCCTTGACAGACTTTAGGTATTGAGGAAGATTATCTACCAAACACGATTTGTTTATCTTGGATTTTTGCAACGAAGTCGAAGAATGTATCACTGGGGTATCTAGCCTTATGACTTTCTGAAGTATATCTACGGTTAGAAGCTCTTTCTAGTTCTACAAGTTTGCTGTCTACAGTAACACTAATAGTGCCACTCTCAGCAGAGTCCTCAATTACCATCTGGTTAAGAGAGCCTGAGAATACCTCTACAAAGTCAGAGACATTTCGCACTCCCCACAATACACGAACTTTACGTCTTTGGTAAGGCTCTTGTAGGGCTAGGGAGATAACCTCAGAAGGCATACCACTAAGGGTAAGGGTGATGTTCTTAGCAGATAAGTCAGCTACCTCCTCAAGACCCTCAATAGTCATCAGAGTGCCACCACCTGTGTAGGTATTACTTTCAATAGTGCGGTCACCATAACCAGTCCACAAGCGTAAAGGACCACTGTCAAGATCAATCTCAACAGCGTAGAAAGGTTCCACTTCGGGTTGGGCTAAAGCTGTAAGGATAGCCGCTGGAACTGTTCTGCTCATTATATATCTTCCATTGCGTCAAATTGAATACTGTATGCTGAACTACTACCAATACCCCACTGAGTAGAGTTAGAGGCTAGTCTAAAGACACCCTTAGCATTAGTAAGTGTAGCTGAGGTACTTGAGTAGTTAGCTCTAAGAGCGGGCCATATTTCTAGGGTGCCATTACCTGATTTATCTACTAGCACTTTGTGTAGTCTAGCACTAGAGCCACTACCAAGTTGCAAGTAATCACCAGCTTTGAGTGTACCAGTCATAGCTACAGTAACACTACGATCTCCTAGAGACCCTGTTATAGTAGCACTTGTAGCTGTACCTTGAGGGCTAGTCCTGTTAGGATCACCAAGAAGGAATGTACCATACTGACCACGAAGGGACAACAGGAAGGCTACCCAAGGCTCTGCAAGTTCTTTACGTACTGTAGGGATAGTGACACTAGCAGACCACATCTCACCACTGTAGGCGTGTACCTGAGTGGCAAAGGTAAAGGGTGATTTAGACACAGCTACAGCATTAGTGGCACTGAGTTGGATGTCAGCAATACCAATGTCTGTAGGGGTACTAATTGGGTAACTTATGCTCATCGTTAGAAGCTCCTTCCGTAGGAACCACCCCTACGCTTTGCGTCTACTACTGCTGCTTTTGCTTGCTCTGCAATACGTGGTGTTTCTTGACGGATGATCCGCTTTACTGATTCATCGCCATTAGCAGACATATTGAAGTTTTGGACTACAGTAACATTACCTGCGTTACCTTCCATCTGGACACCTAGCTTACCATTCTTACCACGTTTAAGAGGCATGATAGCTTCAGGGCCAGCTTCTCCCATAACACCAAGACCACCGGAGTGACTGAACATTGTGGGACTACCAACAACACCACCATTAGCATAGGCAGTAAATTTACCACCTCTTTCAAAGGCACCACCGTTAGCCAAACCAAGTAGGCTCATAATAGCATTAGCACCAGCTTTAGCTACTTTCTCTTGATAGATAGCCAAGATGATATTACGGAGCATAGACTTGAAGGCATCCTCAACAGACTTACTACCATCTACAAAAGACATAAAGGCACTCTCAATATGCCCAGAAACAGTGTCCATTAACTGAGACATTTGCTCAATACGGTATTGTTCCTTTGCGGCAATCTCTACCTTCTTAATCTCATTTTCTGTTAGGTTTCTGTTAAGTTCTTTCTCAAACTCATTCACAGTCTCAAGCACATTACGCTTGTCTCCGTAAACACCTATGAGTTCTCTATTAAGGTTGTTCTCTTTTTCAAGTGCTGAGAGGAGTTCTTGAAAGGTTTTTTCGGAGGACTTACTGCCACCCTTACCATCATCTACAGCAACCCTTGAGAAATAATCCCTAATGTCAATAGGCTCGAAATTAGAGAGTGCATCAGACATTACCTTTGCACCAGAGCCAGCCTTCATATTTTCTTCTAACTGAGCCACTTGGCTGTTTAAAGCTGCGGCTGACTCTTTGTAGAAATCAGTAAGTGGTATTTGACCCTCGGACGCATTCCCCGCAGCATCGAAGTTTATTACAGGCCGCATGGTAGTAGAACCAGCGATAAAGTCTTTCATTGCTTGCCACATAGACATCACAGACATGGTGAGTGACCGTGTTCTCAGTGCAAAAGATGTCATCAGTTGGTCAATAGTGCCAAAAGCTGCGCTAAAAGCGTCTGGTATTGTACCTATCATTACCCCAAGATACCTAAACCCATTGATAATAAGGTTAATACCATCAAGGAGTCTTTCCTTCAGCCAGTTAAAGACAGAAGCTAAACCCCTCCAAAGTGGCGCTAGTGGTTCTAACCCTTTCTTCACATCCTGACCAAACTTTTCAAAGTCGAATGACAATCTTGTGGTCTTTTCGCTTGTCCTAGATATAGCTGCTCCGATAGCTGTAACTAAAGGGATAGTGACACTAAGAATGAGAGATAATGGGATAAGGCGTTGGCTCATAACCCCAAGCAAACCAGCCATCTGTGTAGCCTGTTGACCAAAAGCAACAAAAGCATTAGTGCCGGATTGCACCTGTACGATGAAGTCACCAATTTGGTACCCCGCTTGCTGCATAACCATACCAGAGCGGTTCATACCCCTAGTGGCCATAGTAGTGGAACCACCAAACTTATTCATACTAGTTGTTGCACGATCAACTTTTTGAGCTACATTCTCCACACCCTTAGCTACAGAAGAGGAACTTGCGGAGAACTTGGCAATATCCCTCTCTAGCTTCTTTGCGGAAAAAGCCATCTTATCAAGAGATTTAGTGGTTTGATCCACCTTCTCTTTACCCTGCACCCCAACTGTTATGAGAACATCATCAGCCATTTGTCGTCCTTAAGTATATACTGTCTAGTTTTTTGATAAGACCAACATCAAGCGGATTAGGTGAGTTGGCTGTAAGTCGGGACCAAGATTCAATTTCTGAGTATGATAAGGGGTTTGGGCCTGAGAACCCTGCTGTTCGGGCTTGGGATAGCTGTAAGAAAAAAGACCAGACGTGAGACAAAAGGGTTGGGAACTCGTGTGGGTTCTCTAGTCCTTCTGGCGCATGTCCGGTCATCTTTCTTACTTGCTCTAAATGTTCCCTACGAGTAATACCTTTATCATCCCTATGATTTAGGTTAAACTCATGCTCTGCCCAGTTACAGAGTTGGATACTCAGGCTGAGGTAAAAGCTTCAAAAGAGTTAATTTCCTCCTGAAGCTGCTCTACAATCCAGAAAGCACTTTCGTTAGAATATACCTCTTTAGCTTTACTCTTGGTCAGCTTCGGCTTATCCCCGCCATAAGTAATGTTCCAGCTTTTTGTAGCTGCGATAAGAACCTCAAGAGTAGAGAGTTCTAGCTCCTCTGCGGTAAAATCTTTTTTCTGGTCCTTGATGCGCTTATTTGCTTGCTCATACATAGCTGATTTGTAGCCTTTAGTGTGAGGCGCATATAAAGTAATAGTCATCTGGGTCTTGTCATCATTCTCAAGAACTTTACCTGTTGCGGGGTGCTTAAGGGTGACTACAATCTCGTCAGAAGTCGGTACAATAGTTGAAAGGTCCATGTCGGGTATTCCTTAGGTTTTTGTGTTGTCGGGTTATTAGGTTTATCAGTGGGAGAAGCCACCCGACTAGCCTCCCCCACCTAGCCCACGAGGGGATTAGTTATGCAGTACGATCAATCTGGATGTTGGTGCCAGAAGTGCTATCATACAGTGCAACAAACGGCAGGGTAATGATACGGCTGGTCTGACCATCTACAGGCACGTCTGCACCATTGATTTTGATCTTGGGGAATGTGAATGTGTAAGCGTTACCACCTGTAGGATCATCTACAGAAACATTCAGTGCAGTCTCAGTCTCGTTGATGAAGCGGTTGATAAGTGCAGCATCTTCAAAGTAAGCTGTAAAGGTGCCTTCAACTGTAGCCATACCAGTCTCAAGGAAAGGTGTGGCATCATCCCCAACTACAAAAGTAGGTGCCATAGCGTTATCAATGGAGAAGTCAATCGAAGTGACGATAGCAGATGCAGTAGCACCACCCACGTTACCAATGTTCACATCACCAGAATAAGCGTCAAAGGGCTGTGCAATAGTAGCGTCATCTACAGTCTTACCTGTACCACTGATAGTCATATCCTTACCAATCATGGAGAAGGTTGTAGCTACCATCTGGTTAGGGGCAATGCTGACAGACATGCTAGAGACAGACATACCAGTGAATACACGATACTGAGCAATGTCGTTAGCAGCGTCTTCAATGGAGAAGAACTTAGGTGTACTACCAACCTTGAGGGTATTAGTTGACCAAGTGTTCTGGAGAGCACTCTCAAGGAAAGGGTCAAAGTTACCATCACGGAGGTCAACTGCAATGTCACCACCTGTCTGACGGTTACCATGACGGTCTACCCGAAGCATACGATCTGGTTGGATTTCGTTACCTGTAACACGATCTTTGGTGAGGTTCAGGCTGTGTGTGTTGTACGGGATGGCTGTAAAGTTACCCGCTGGTGTTGTACCGAAAGTAGACTCTACGATATATGAGAGACCACTGCGACTACCCTGTGCAAAGCTCATAAGGGATACTCCTTAGTTGTAAATGTACCAGCCAATACGGACTGGGATGTGATAGTGAGAACCTTCTTGAGTGCCGAGGTCTCGTTCAGCATAACGGATGTGAAGGGTTGTTCCGTCATTAGTGATGTCTGTAGTAGCCTCAAAGGCATCAATGATTAGGTCTGCTAGGTCATCTCCTGCTGCTGGTCCTAGACCCTCTGGTACACAACAAGTTACTAGGAAATAGCCTTGATAGTACATTTGAGGGGTTAAACCTCTGTGTGCAGGCTCTCGTACCGTAGGGACCATCCTGACTGAAATATAACTACTGTTAGTGGTAGGACTGAAGGCCACATTCTCCCAAGCAATGTCAGAAGGAATACCTGAAACAGCAGCAAGGTTAACCTCAAAGGTGGCTCTGATTTGTTCGTAGATGCTTGCCATTATCGGTTCCTATCCTTAGCTGCCCCAAACACTTGGTACTTCTCTTCAACCTTTGCCGCATGAGGTGCTCTATTCCTAAAGGAGATGCTTTTGTCTTCTAATATCTCTAGGTTTTCAATATCAGAGGTCATATTAGAAAGAGCTTTACCACGAAAGGTAGCTACATCTTGGTTACGAGGTCTCCCATGAGAGTCTTTACGCCTACCACCACCTGATGAAGAAGGGACTACAGAGAAACTCTCAGCATATGCACCAGTGTCTACAGGAGTTCTAACAGTGAGGTCTTCTGCAATATCGACTAGTTTACCCTTTAGTTTATCTTCAGCCTGCATCAGAGCTTTATCAATCTTAGCGGAGATAGATTTTTGGTTAACTCTAACCTTCATCACTCCCTCACTTGACAGATGTAGCAGACTAGAGTGTCGCTGTTGTAGATGCTCTGTACTCGTTTGATGACTACAGCATCACCCACTCCAAGTATCTGATCCTCATTGTCGGGTTCTGGAACCAGATTACCTGAAGTGTCTCTAGGGGCGATAAGAACCTTACGATCACCCATAAGGATACTATCGTTGTTAATCTCTGACAGAGAGTACTCAGCGAAATAAGCCTTGATGGTGTAGTCGGTATTAGTAACGGACCCAAGAGACCCAGTAGTAGGGTCATAAGTCCCAGAAGATTTCTTACGTAGTGTAGCTGTTTGGCCTCTACGGTTCACTAGGCTTTGGACGTTACTTGAAAAGTTCATTAGTCGTTATCCAGATAGTCAGAGGAGTAGATTTCTTGGTAACGGAATTGATCCCTACGGATACGGCTACCAGTACGATCTGTATCAGTCTCTACAGCCTTCATAGTGCTCTTGGAGAGGCCACCTGCTACGAACCCTAGGGAGGCACCCACCTTAGTAGCTTGGAACTCTAGGTCGCTTGCCAGAGCCTTGTAGTGGGTCTGTAGTTGGCTATACTTCTCGGAGAGTTGACCATCTAGGTCTGTATCTACCAAACGGGAATACTTAGAGGCGATAGTCCTACAAGCCCAACTAGCAGCACTGTAGATATTACTACCACTCTGCCCAAGAGCGAAGAGGATTTCTTCATTCTGGATTTGCTGGTCGTTAGTATCTGTATCTCCTACGAGGAGCCTAACCGCATTAAGACGACCACTGGCAGTATCAGTGCCTAAGTCAGTTTCATCGTAGGACCACGCCATATTAAGATTCCTGCTGTTCTAGGGTTTTACTGTTAGCTTTTTCAAGAAGCTCATCTCGAATATCAGTGTAAATGTCTAAAGCCCAAGAATTACGATTAAGCCATGCTCGAATAAGACCACGTTGCTTATCTAGGATTTTAGACTGTTTAATGCGCTTGGTCTGGTATTCTTTATCTGTAGTAGTCCGCTTCTTGACTTCCACATTAACCAGACGAATAAGACTTGCGATTTCTTCCTTATCAAGTTCCCCTAGACGATCACCAACCTTCTGTTCTACCTCTCGTGCACTATCATGGTGGATTTTACCAGAGAGGTATAGGTTGTGAACATCTCGGAGCATCTTGCGGTGGTCTTCCTCACGGTAGGCTTGGGTGTGCCAAGTGAAGTGATCCCCTTTGTTCCATTGACGCCCAAAGGCAAAAAACGGAAGTTTAATAAAGACTGGTCGATCTACCTGCCAACCAAACTCATTGTCAAACATATACTGTTGATAT